CGGTATTTCTGTTAATACGAGGAAATACGGGCAATTACAAAGGAATGGGTGGAGGAAGATTATAAATTAAAGGTAACAACATCAATAATATTGAATAAAGATGACGCCTTGATGGTGGAGGAAGATTATAAATTAAACAATAAAAGGGGACATTTTTAATTCCCCGCATATTTATATATAAAATAATTATTTTAAATAAAAAGAAAAAATGGCAGGATTAAGACCAATAGGTAGTGAAAAATTAGAAGGTATGGATAAAATTTCTAGAATAATGGAAATTGCTCGATACAAAGAAGTTAAACCCACACCAATCAACGAAGATAAAAAATCGGTTTATAGTAAGACTTTAGCCGATGGACATAAGTACATAATTTCAAAAGAAAAAGTGGGTTATGTAATTAAAAGAAGTTTAACAGAATCTTCAGATGAAGTTGAATATCTTGACAGAATGGAAAACAGAAAACATTATTCATCATACTCACAAGCATTTAAAAGATTAAATTTAATTGCGAGAGAGGTTAATATTAATGAAGGTCAAGATGAGAATATTTCATTGTTTGAACAATCAAATAAAAAATACACGTTAAAAACACCTAAACCAGCTCCGGTTGAGGAACCTGTTTTAGATGTAGACGCAGATACAGAAATGGACGTAGACATGGGTACAGAAATGGACGTAGACATGGGTACTGAGATGGACGTAGATATGGACATAGATGATGATATGGATTTAGATGATGATATGGATGTTGAAGATACTGAGGAGATATCGTTAGATGATGAATCCGATGATGACGAGGTAGTAACATTTAAATCTATTCAAAAATTAACCGGTAAATTAGGTCAAAAAATTAGAAGTTTATTAGACTCAGGTGAAGAAATGTCATCTAAGGACGTTAAGTATGTTATAAACTCAATTTTATCAGCTCTAAACTTAAGTTCTTTAGATGAGGAAGATAAAGAAGATGTGTTAGATAAATTTGAGGATTATGAGTCTGAAGATGAGATTGAATTTGAAGATGAAGATGAAATTGATTTTAATGATGATATAGAATTAGATGATGAGACTGAGGAGTTTTCAGAGATGACTGAAGATGACGGAAACTATTTTGGTGACGCAGCTGAAGACGACTACGTACAAATTCAGAAGTTGAAGAGAGATGCTCACCACGATGCTGAAGAACATAGAAAACATAGAAAACATAGAAAACATAGAAAATATCGTAAAGGTGAAAGTATTGAATCTAAAATGACTAAAAAAGTGGGTGATATGCTTGAAACTATATTTTCAGAATCTAAAGTTGATAATGTTTTAGAGAAGTATTTCGTAATTAACGAAAGTGAAAAAACTGTTAATAATAATAAAAGTGTTAACACTAAAAAAGCTAGACGTCTTTCTGAAAGTATATCACAAGAAGTCGCATCAATTAAGTTTATGAAAGAAAACCCTAAGGCAGAATGTGTTGGTAAAACTAACAAAGGAAATATAGTTTTTGAAAGTGATAGTACAAAATTCCGAATATCATCTAAGGGTATGATTTTATAATGAATTATTTAATATTTGTAAATGAATTAGGTCCTGACTATAAAGGGGATAACATATACGAATTTATATTTTCTGAGAATATTAATGATATTTGGGGGGAGAACTGGGAATCAAAACCATCTAATGGTTATCCGGCTCCCCCCAATTTAGATTTAATAAAGAAAGTTGGTAGGTTAAAGAACGATAATTTATCTTTAATAACAATTCAAAACTCAGATTATTTTTCTATGGTTGACGCCATAGATGATGTTGTATCGTTAGCTTGGGAGGATGAAAATGGTGAAATTGATTTTACAAATAAAAAAAGATTGGTGTTTAGATTTGGTGATACCGAAGAGTTGATTAAAGATAAATTATACGAAAGAGATTTCGTTTTAGAATATGAAAAAAAAGTTACGTATGAGAAATAATGTAAAGATTTTAAAATTAGTTGAAAATGGATTTAAAGCAAAGACTTTAATGTCTATGTCCGAAACGGAAATTGATGTTTTATATAAGTTAAAGAACGAACAAGTGACACCGGTTACTTCAACTGAGACTAAATATGAGATAGGTCCTGACGGGGGAACACTACCCGGTGACGAACAAGGTTATAATATTAGTAAAACTTCTAGTGGTACTGTTGTTGCAGAACCAAAAGAAGGTGAAATGTCTGAAGATAGTGGTCATGGTTGGGGTAGTTCTGACCAAGGTTATTTTAATAAAACTATACATGAATACTTAGGAAAACCTAATGAAATGCCAAGTCCGTTTGATTCTAATCTTGAAGAGGCAGCATCTGAGGCCGTTGATTATTATTGGGATGATTGGGAAGAATACGAAACTGATAGAGAAGGTTTGATTGACCACGCTAAAAGAGGTTATTTAAGAAGTTACTTTAAGGAAAAATTTGATATGTTAGTTAAAATGTTTGAACCGGCGGTTGAAGATGAGGAGATGGAGGATAGGAATGATGAATTTAATTCTTATGAAATAGAATTAGATGAAAATGTATATGCTAGTGGACTTAAAACAATAGGAGCTAAATTATTAAAATATTATAAAGAAAACCCGGAGGTAAGAAAGGTGGTGAATGATTTTGGTTCAAAAATTATAACTAAAGGTACTAATAAGATATCGGATAAATTAAAACAAACCGATATGAAAGATAAATTAGGTTCCCTTTCTGATAAATTAAAAAATGTTAACCCAACAAGTGATGATATTCGTAGATTGGCTAACGTGTTATTTGGTAACTCAAAGGTAAAAGATAAAGTTTCTGAAAATATAACATCGTCTAATGCATTAGGGGATTTATCAATGCAAAAACTAACCGGACAAGAATTTCCTCACGATGCTGATGATATGGCACCTGACGGTATGGATGATGATTCAGATAATAATAGAAGTGAAATGAAAGAAAAGGCGGTTTCGAAACAACAACAAAAGTTTTTCAGTGTTGTTAAGTCGATGCAAGACGGAGATACTCCAAAAGAAGGTGAAGCAGGTGAAGTCGCAAAAGAAATGTCTAAGAAAGATGTTATGGATTTTGTTAACACCAAACTAAAAGGTTTACCTAAAACGAAGAAGAAGAAAAAAGAAACAAAAGAAAATTTAAAATTTGAATCTATAATTGAAAAAAAATTAATACAGATTGTTGAAAAACACCTTCCTGTTCAGATAAGTAAAAAAGATTTTATAAATTTGGTAAGTGAAAGTCCTGAGATTGCACCGTCAAGACCTACAGTTAAACCCGGTACAAAACCTAAACGACCTTCAACACCATATAGACCTAAACCCGGTCCTAAACCAGCACCTAAAGCTAAGAACGAAAAAATGCCTGAGTGGTTAACTTTCGATGAATTAGGTATGAAATTAAAATAATATTAACATGAGTTTAAATATTAAAATGGAAAAAAAAATAAAAGTAAAAAATCAATTAAAAAATAAATTGGTTAAAGAAGGGTTAACTAAAAAAGAGAAACAATTACTTAATAGGTTGATAAGTGAAGCACCTATAGATTATAGTGGACCTGAGAGAATGGAGCCGGGTATTGAGAAAAAAATTACTGACAAAAAAACTCCTTACGCTGAACACCCATCATTACCGGAAGGTGATAAGGATTTCATTGAATTAGTTTCATCTAAGAGGTTCAAAGATTCAGTTGATAAAGTGAGACGTTATTTAGGTGATACTCAAATGATACAGGGTGATAACCCAATTATGAATCTTATGGGTTCTGTTATGAACGGTATGAGAAAAATAATGACAATTCAATCTCAGAATAAAGAATATTTAGAAAATTTAGCAGTTGATTTAATTATAAAAGAAATGGGTATACCCGAAGGTTCATTACAATTTGACGCTAAATTAGTTACTCAACCTATGGCGGCGGCTCAGGGTATGAAGACTAAGAGTGATGAATTTGATGAGGATGAAATAGAACAAGCTTTTAAAGAAGCTAATGATGAGGCGGAGGAACACTCTGAAGAACTTGAGGATTTTGTTGATGAATTTGAAAAATTTAATTTAGAAAAGGCCAAAAGAAGGTTAATAAACTCATTGATACAAGGGGCGGCATTTAAAGGTGGTCATATGTATGTTTTAGTGGGTGAGGAGTTAAATAATGTTGATTCTGAATTATTAAACTTATACGGGGTTAACCAAGCATTGATGGAACATTTATATTGGTTATATCCGGATATGGAAGGTATGGCCGGAAGTGGTGGTGGACAAGCTGGTCAATCTGAAGTTGATGAAGAAACAGACCCACCAACAGTTAAAGCTAGAGCGTTAACATTTCCTTTATTGGTTCACGAATTAGTTAAAGGTGTTTATGAAGTTTTTGGAACACATGGACTACCTGATGACCCTAGACAAGCCGAGATGGTTTTAGGTTCTGAAGATACATTACCTTCAGAAATATGGGACTCTAGATTAGGTCCTGTGTTTTGGGAAAAATTTACCGAGACTTACCCTGACCAATTATATGATGAAGGTAAAAAACATTTACAACATTATTTGTTTTTTAGGTTTTCTAAATTAAATGCTAAGGAATTTTTAGAAATATCTAAACTTATATTAAGTGGAGATAAAAGGGGTAAAGATTTTATACAAAGAATGGTTGATGAAATAGTTCAGGAGTTAAAACAACAAGACTATGATGAGGCTATGGGCAAATATGATGACGACGAAGATGAAGATGGTGGCCCTGATATAAGTGGTTTATTGGGGAGTTTAGGTATTGATATGCCAGATGACGACAATGACCCTATGGGCGTTTAAAGATAACAAATAAATATTTATGATTAATGGCAAACTTAACAAAGGAACAAATATTAATCGAATATGTGAAGTGTCAAAAAGATATCGCATACGCGTTAAAAACATATTTAGAAACATACGACAACACAGTAAAGAAATACGTACCCTTAGAATTATTTCCGGACCAACAATCTTTAATTAGTGATTACGAAAACTTTAACGAAAACATTGCGTTAAAGTATAGACAGGCCGGTGTAACTACTGTTACCGCTGCTTGGGCATCAAAAAGATTAGTGTTTGCTAAAAAAACAGAACCTGAAAAAGTACTTATAATTGCAAACAAATTAGATACATCTCAAGAGATGGCCAATAAAATTAGGTCTTTTATAGGTCAATGGCCTTCTTGGTTAGGGGTTGATTTTTCACAAGATAAAAATTCACAAAAACATTTTAAATTAACTAATGGTTGTGAGGTTAAAGCTGTAGCAACATCTAAGGATGCTCTGAGAGGGTTTACACCTACTATCTTGGTATTTGACGAGGCCGCTTTTATTGATGCTGACAGTGATTTTTGGGCTGCTTGTATGGCTTCATTATCTACAGGTGGTAAAGTTATTGTTGTATCGACACCAAATGGATTTGACCCAATTTATTACGAAATTTATGACCAAGCTAATCGTAGTATGAACGAATTTAAAATTTCTGAAATGTTTTGGTATAGAGACCCAAGATATACTAAGGATTTATATATGGTTAAAACAAATAATATAATACACTATCTTTTAAATAAAGAACAATATATAAATGATGGTGATGTTATTGATTGGTCAGACATAAAACCATCAGAACGTAATTATTCTGATTTAGACAAACTTATTTCAGAAGGTTATAAGCCAAGTTCATCATGGTTTGAAAGTATGGTTAAAAAACTAAAGTATGATAAACGTAAAGTATCTCAGGAGATTGAATGTAGTTTTTTAGGTTCAGGTGATAATGTATTTGATTCTAATTTATTACAAGATATTAAGGAAAATCACGTAAGAGAACCTCAGAATAAAATGATGGGTAATATGTTATGGATTTGGAAAGAGCCCGTAGTTGGTCACAAATATATTATGGGTATTGACGTTAGTCGTGGTGATAGTGAAGATTTTAGTTCAATTGAAATAATTGATTTCGATAATAGAGAACAGGTTTTAGAGTATGTTGGTAAAGTTCCACCCGATGTGATAGCTGAAATAGCGTTCAAATGGGCTAATATGTATTCTGCCTTTGTCGTTATAGATATTACAGGTGGTATGGGTGTTGCGACCGCAAGAAAGTTACAAGAAATGGGATATAAGGATTTATACATTGATGGTGTTGATACATCTAATAAATGGAAATACGTCCCAAAGTCAGCCGAAAAAATACCAGGTCTAAATTTTAACAATAAACGTGTACAAATAATATCGTCTTTTGAGGAATCAATGAGACATGAATTTAAGATATATAGTTCTAGATTATATGATGAAATGAATACGTTTATTTATATAAACGGAAGACCTGACCACCAAAAAGGTCATCACGATGATTTAATTATGTCCATTGCAATGTGTACTTATGTTGGTGAAAGTTCATTCGGAAAGTTAACTAAAGTTACTGAACAAACTAAAGCAATGATTGATTCTTGGTCTGTAAGTGACAATAACACGTCAAATAAAAAATTGGAGTTTAATCCGGTAGTACCTAATATGCACCAAAATATGGATATGAATCAACACAGACAAAGTGTTAGTAAAGATGATTATATTAAGTATGGTTGGTTATTTGGTACTAAGTAATATTTATATAGTAAAAGAACTATGGGTAGAATTGGAAGAAAAAAAACGGATAAAGTCTTTAATGGTAGTAAGTTAATAGTTCCGGGTCAGGGAATAAGTACTGTTAAGGTAGATAAAAATAATAATGAGTTTAGTAGTAATAAACTTAACGGCTCAAATAAAAATAATAAGGGTACGAAGTAAGTATTTAATTCTTTCTAAAAAAAGTTAAATTAGATGTATGGAAAATAAAATAAACAAAGATAACATGACAGTGTGGCAACGGTTAAACAGGACGTTTGGTCCGGATGCTCAATTAAATCAAGATTATCCAACATACAAGGTAGATAAGAAAGAGTTATTAAAAACAACATCTAAGTCTGAATATGAAAGAGAAAAGTTAGAAGCTCAACAATCATTTTATTTATCCAATCAATGGACTAAGATTGAAAATAATTTATATACTCAAGCGGTTTATTATGAACCGACTAGATTAGCTTCGTTTTATGATTATGAGTCTATGGAGTATACACCTGAAATATCGGCGGCTTTAGACATATATGGTGAAGAATCAACTACTGCGGACCAAAATGGTTATGTTTTACAAATTTATTCTGAATCTAAAAGAATTAAAAGTATCTTATCCGATTTATTTAACAACGTATTAGATATTCCAACTAATTTACCTATGTGGACAAGAAATACTTGTAAGTACGGTGATAATTTTGTATATCTTAAGTTAGATTCCGATAAAGGTGTTGTTGGATGTAATCAGTTACCTAATATTGAGATTGAACGTTTAGAGGGAACTATGACTAGTGCGAATTCAAACGTAAAGGCGGATGAAAAGAGTGAAAATAAAAATTTAAGATTTAAATGGAAATCCAAAGACATGGAATTTAAGTCTTGGGAGGTAGCTCATTTTAGATTATTGGGTGATGACAGAAAATTACCTTACGGTACTTCTATGTTAGAAAAAGCTAGACGTATTTGGAAACAACTTTTACTTTCTGAAGATGCTATGTTAATCTATAGAACTTCAAGAGCACCTGAACGAAGAGTTTTTAAAGTTTTTGTTGGTAATATGGATGATAAGGATGTTGAACCGTATGTACAACGTGTAGCAAATAAATTTAAGAGAGACCAAGTTACTGACCCTAAAAATGGTAATGTTGATTTAAGGTTTAATCAAATGGCGGTTGACCAAGATTACTTTATACCGGTTAGAGACCCTAACGCCCCTAACCCAATTGATACACTACCCGGAGCAACTAATTTGGCTGAAATTGCGGATATAGAATACATACAAAAAAAGTTATTAACCGCATTGAGAGTACCTAAAGCCTTTTTAGGTTTTGAGGAGGTAGTTGGTGAGGGTAAAAATCTTTCATTACAAGATATTAGATTTGCAAGAACTATTAATAGAATACAAAACTCTATGATTGCTGAGTTAAACAAAATTGCGATTGTACATTTATTCTTATTAGGTTTTGAAGATGAATTATCTAACTTTACATTAGGATTAACAAACCCATCAACACAAGCTGATTTACTTAAAATCGATGTTTGGAAAGAAAAGGTTTTATTATATAAAGATGCGGTCATGCCGGTTGAAGGAATAGCACCTGTTTCTGTATCTTGGGCTAAGAAAAATATTT